AAAGCCACAGCACTGAAAACAGCGGCACAGTCTACAGCGGACTGGGAACGCATCATGGCAGAGGCATCAAAGAACTCATGGAAGGACGAGTGGCTGACGATAGTGTTCAGCATACCCCTGATCCTTGTCTTTATACCAAGCATGGTTCCACATATACAGCAGGGGTTCGACGCATTGGCAACTTTGCCGATTTGGTATCATGAAATTCTCATGGTAATTGTACTGGCCTCATTCGGTGTCAAAGCCGGTAAAGGTCTAATGGAAATGATGAGGAAATAACTATGCCCGGATATGGTAAAAAAACTACAGCAAAGAAAGCATTCAAGACTTGTGCAGGATGTCCAAACAAAGCTAAGTGTAAGGCAATGGGCAAGTGCATGAAAAAAGCTAAGAAGTAATGGCCGCTAAAAAGAAAAAGAAACTAGACGCTTGCGCTAAGAAGGTCAAGGCCCGCTATAAGGTTTGGCCTTCAGCGTATGCTTCAGGTGCTGTAGCAAAGTGCCGTAAGGTCGGTGCTAAGAACTGGGGAAACAAGAGTGGCCGTAAGAAAAAGTAAGACAGGTGCTTCTCTTAAGAAGTGGTTCGGTCAGAACAAAGGTAAGGGTTGGGTAGACTGCAAGACAGGTAAACCCTGTGGTCGCTCAGGCTCTAAGGACAAGCGTAAGAGCTACCCTGCCTGTAGACCTACTAAAGCCGCTTGTAAGGCCGCAGGTGCTAAGACAGCCATGAAGAAGAAGACATCATCTAAGCGTGTTGACTGGAAGAAAAAGAAATGATTAAGAAGTCATTTGGTGCTAGCTTAACAGGAACATTGCAAGACATCTACGAAGTCCCTGCAGGTAAACGTGCTCATTGGGTATTGATGTATATTAGTAACACCAGTGGCTCTAACGGTAACTGTGATGTTGATTTCTACGATGCGTCTGAAACAGCGACACTCCCTGTATTAGACACTTACACGGTGACAGCTAAAGAATACTTCCAAATTGGAGGAGACTACAATTCCTTCATTACAATGGAAGCAGGAGATAAAATATCTGCATCGGCTACACAAACGATGACTATTTTATTATCTGTCATTGAAGAGAACGCAATTATCCAAGGAGGCTAATGTGCCTAAGTCCAAAGACCCTAAGTTAGCTCGTGCAGGCGTAAGTGGCTACAACAAACCTAAGCGCACTCCGGGCGGCTCTAAGAAGTTCGTAGTGGTTGCCAAAGAAGGTGATAAGACTAAGACTATCCGCTTTGGTGATCCTAATATGAAAATTAAGAAAGACCAACCTGCACGTAGGAAGAGCTTTAGAGCACGACATAAGTGCGACACGAATCCCCCTAGTAAGCTTACAGCCCGTTATTGGTCTTGTAAGAAATGGTAGGGGTTGACATTTAGCGATTTATATGCTATAATAGTCTTATGTACACATAGGTAACTCCATGACATATTTAAACCTTGTAAACAATGTTCTTAAACGCTTGAGAGAACGTACTGTCTCTGCAGTATCTGAGTCATCCTATTCAGATCTTGTTGGTGTTCTTGTTAATGACGCTAAAGCAGAAGTTGAGAATGCTTGGAACTGGAGTGCTCTACGGAATACTCTAACGCTTACTACGTCTTCAGGTATCTTTAACTACGAACTGAATGGAACTGGTAACAACTTTAGTGTTATGGATGTTGTGAGTGAAGACGGTAACTTCTTTATGGAGTATCGTACTCAACATGACTTCAACCAGTTTTACCTCAACCAAACACCTGCAACTGGTATTCCTCGTTACTACAACTTTAACGGTGTGTCGAGTGATGGAGATACTCTTGTTGATTTATACCCTAAGCCTGACAACACCTACACAGTTTACTTTAACATCATTCAACGTACAGGTGACTTGAGTGCAGACTCAGACACTTTAGTTATTCCTTCACAACCAGTACTCATGCTTGCGTATGCTAAAGCTGTTGAGGAACGAGGTGAAGATGGTGGTATGTCAGCCACATCAGCATATTCTACAGCGGCTCGTGTGTTAAATGATGCAATTGCACAGGATGCACAACGTCACGCTGAAGAACTTGAATGGACAGTGTAAATGAGCAAGCCGTTACAGTCAGCTAGTATTGCCGCACCGGGGTTCTTTGGACTCAACACTCAGGAGTCTTCAGTCACTCTTCAGGATGGCTTTGCGCTTGTTGCTGACAACTGCATCATTGACCGCTTTGGACGCTTAGGTGCTCGTAAGGGTTGGCGTTATCTTACCAGTGGAAGCACAGGTGTTGACCTTGTGGGTATGCATCGGTTTGTTGACATCACTGGTTCAGAAACAATTATCTCATGGTCTGACACAGCATTCTACACAGGTGTTGGTACACTGACTGAGATCACTCCAACAACTGACAACAGTATTACAACTGGTAACTGGCAGTGTGCTACGTTAAACGATAAGGCATACTTCTTCCAGTCTGGTTACAAGCCAATGGTGTATGATCCTGTTGGTGGTACGATTACAGACATTGAAGACGAGACAAGCTACTCTGGTACTGTACCGCAAGGTAACACTGTACTGTCTGCTTATGGTCGCTTGTGGGTTGCTGATACAACAACAAATAAGATGACTGTTTCTTTCTCAGACTTGCTTGACGGAGCAGGTTGGAACGCAGGATCTGCAGGTAGTATTGACCTAAGCTCTATCCTTGTTAAAGGCACTGATGAGATTGTAGGACTAGGAGCGCAGAACGGTCAGTTTATTGTCTTCTGTAAACAGAACATTGTTATCTTTGACGACAACACTGGCGGTGCTTCTTTTGATCCTGCAACAATGCGATTGATTGAAGTCATTAGTCGTGTTGGTTGTGTCGCAAGAGACAGCATTCAGAACACTGGTCTTGACATTTTCTTTTTGTCTGAAGATGGCTTGCGTAGCCTTGGACGAGTCATTCAAGAGAAGTCACTACCTATGCGTGATCTGTCTGCGAATGTACGAGACGATATTGTACAAGCAACTCAGGCAGAAACTGAAGCAGATATTAAGTCTGTATACTCAGAAGACAATGCATTCTATCTGTTATTGTTCCCTTCATTCCAACGCATCTATTGCTTTGATACACGAGCACCACTACAGAACGGTGCATTGCGAGTAACCATCTGGGATAATCAAACACAAACTAGTATGCTTGCGCTTCCTAACGCAGTGTACTTCTCTCAAGCAAACGGGATTGCAGACTACGCTACATTCCAAGATAACGCTGAAAAGTACCGTATGAAGTACTATACAACGTACTTTGACTTTGGAAGTGCTAGCCAGTTTAAGATTCTCAAGCGTCTAGCAACGACAATCATTGGTGGTTCAGGTCAAGACTTTGTACTCAAGGCAGGCTTTGACTACACAGACAGTTACTTGTCTTATCCTGCACAGTTAACAACCAAAACAGTCGATGAGTATGGTGAAGCTGAGTATGGTCTAAACAACACTACTGTTGCAGGAGCGCAAGGAGCGTCTACAATTACTGTGGAAGGTTCTCCAGATGTTCACTATACGGTTGACTTCCAAACAACTCAGAATGAAACGTATGACACTCCTTTAAAAGTTTGGTTGGATGCGGACACATATTATTATTCAACAGATGACGGTAGCCGCACACGAGCAACACTGTACACACGCAGTACAGACTATTCAACAGAGTATCAAACAGGAACGCTAGTAGAAGTCGTTCGGTCTGCTACAGGTGGTACAGGAAGTGTTCTTCAGATTGGTTTTGAAGCAAACATTGATGGTGCAGAATTATCACTGCAGAAACTAGATATATTTATTAAACAAGGTAGGGTCTTCTAATGACAGATTATACTAAACTTACAGACTTTGCCAGTAAGGACACTTTGGTTACTGGTAATGCGGCAAAGATTGTCAAAGGTACAGAGCTTGATGATGAGTTTGAGGCAATTGAAACTGCGGTAGCAACCAAAGCAAACATCAACTCACCAACATTTACTGGAGTTCCTGCGGCTCCTACGGCGTCAACGGCTACAGATACTACACAGCTCGCCACAACTGCATTTGTACAAGATCAGAAGGCTTCTCCTGCGTTTACAGGGACGCCTACTGCACCTACAGCGGCGACTACTACAGACACAACGCAGATTGCAACTACGGCGTTTGTACAACAAGAGATTACTGCTAATGCATACTCAGAACCTTACGCAAGTGAAATACAAAAAGGTGTAGCAAGAATTTACACATCTGGTGGTGACTTGTACATCTACACTCAGGACTAATCATGGCAATTTACTTTAACGGTACAAAGCTAGAGTGGTACGAAGCTGACATCAATGTGAACGGCACTGTCATTAGCTCCAATGATGATTTAAATGATGTATATCACAATGGAACTAAAGTGCATGGGTCATCTAACTTTGCATCTGAAACTACGTTATATAGTTTTGGTTTGGCTCCCGATTCTAGTACATTTGAAAATACCCACATCCCTACATTGCTCAATACTTACGGGGATGCGATTGAATACTCAGCGTATCAAACAGGGCCGGGATCAGATACCCGTTGGTATGTCAAACTATACAGAGGCTACCGTTTTGTAACATCCGATGGAACATTTTTAGGCGGTGATGAGAACACAACAAACTCTTATAACGGCTTAAACTACACTTGTTATTTATGGGAAGGTCGAACTGTAACAGGTGCGAATACGTCACACAATGGCGGCACATCCGTGTCCTTACGTAGAGACAACGGCGTTTGATAAAGACACCAGTAGCAATAGAATTAATTAAGAGGAAACGATAATGTTTGGTAGTCTATTTAAAGGACTCTTTGGTTCAGGTGGAGAAGGAACCGCAGGTCAAGCTGTCGGTGTAGCTCGTGATTATGCAAGACGGGCTGAGTTTCAGCCTTTCACCGTTAGGACGGGTGTAGGTGAGGTTGGTTATGATCCATCAACAGGAACATTTCAATCCACATTGACATCTCCTTTTCAACGGCTGTTGACTGAAACCACTGGCGGTGCTGAAAGACTATTGTCTCAGGCAGCTGCTTTTGATCCTGCTGAAGCTACACAACGGATTGCCGCAGAACGTGCTGAAGCTATTTCACCGCTGTTTGAACAACAAACTCAAAGATTGCGACAAGCTTTACAAAGCACTGGTCGTGGTGGCTTAATGTTAGCAGGTGAGTCTGTGGGTGCAGGGCCGGGAATGGTACAGCCAGATGTGTATGGTCTTGCTCGATCACAGCAACAGACATTAGGTGATATCTTATTAGGTGCTGAACAACAAGCATACAATCAAGCAGGACAACAGTTTCAGTTAGGTCAAGGACTGTTTAGAACTGCCTTAGCTCTACCAACGATGCAACAGCAAATGTTAGGATTAGGTGGACAACTAGAGGCACAGCGTGGAGCATCAATGCTTGGTGCAGGTCAGCTAGCAATTTCTCCAATGCTTGCTCAAGCACAACTACAGCAACAATCACGAGGTCAATCTGCAGGCTTCTTTGGTAGTCTTCTTGGAGCAGGTCTAGGGGCATACGGTATGGCAACTGCAGGGCCATCAACTGTAGTTTTAAGTTAGGTGTAAACATGGCAAAAGCAGATACAGTATACAGTTTATTTGGTCTTAAGACTCCTCAGCAAGTCGCTAGAGAACAACTACAGCGTCAACAAGCGTTAATTGCAAGGTCTGCCAGAGACCCCTATCAGTTAGCAGGTGCGTCCATCGGTACAGCCTTAGGGCGTTTATTCGGTGGCCCTAGCAAAGAGATGGAGCAAGCACAAGAAGCTCAGGAAGTCATGCAAAACTTTAATGAGTTTGGTGCTGAGGTTGAGAAAGAAGCATCACAGCGTGGCATGGCTCCACTCAATGAAGTTCAAATGCTGAGTAAACGTGCAAATGAACTTGAAGCAATGGCAAATCGTTTCTCAGCCCTTGGGCAACCGCAGGACGTTGTTCAGAATATGTCTAATGCATCGCTAAAGACACGCTTCTTGGCTTTGGATAAGCAACGTGAGTTACAGAAGTTTGAACAAGACCAACAAAAATATCAGTTAGATATGCAAGTCGGTCAAGAGCGTCTTGAACAACTCCAAGAACGTAACCAACTGTCACCCCTACAGCTTGCTGAAATACAAATGAAAGCTACGCCTGAGAGTTATCAAGCATGGCTTTCAGGAACAGGTACACTTGCACCCAATCCTAAAGCATTTGCTAGTCAGAGTGTTCCTGCGGCTATTCAAGAGTATGAGTATTTTACAGGTCTTCCTGATGATGAAGCTCGATCAAACTACCTTAAGGTAAAACGTGCTAGTGCTATCAAAGATCTTGGTGATCGTTTTGTTGTGTTAAATCCCAACGACCCAACTCAAGAAGTTGCAAGTATTGCTAAAGGAGTACCTCCTGCTCAAACACCAGAAGCTAAGGCGGCTGTGAAAGAAGCTGAAGTGACCGCTGAGTCAGTTACTAAAGACAAGATTGCGGCTCCGGGTCAAATTATGGCATTGGATATGTTCGACACACAGCTTTCGGATCTCGCAGGACACCCGGGCTTCAACAATGCCTTTGGCTTTGGCGGTGCACAGTTAAGTTCTATCCCGGGATCACCTGCGTTTGGTGCGGCATCGATACTTGAGCAGGTCAAAGGCAGTGCCTTCCTCAATGCAATTCCACAAATGAAAGGCTTAGGTGCACTGTCGGATGCTGAGGGTCGAGCGATCACACAATCGGTTACACGATTACAGCAGGGATTGGCTCCAGATGAAGCACGAGCAGAAATTAATAAGATGCGTCGAATCATTGGACAGCAACGATCACGTATTGAGAGCAAGCAATTCCTAACTCCAGAGCAAGTTCGTGATATGCCGTTGGCAATTCCACAGCAAGTCGAACGAACAGTGAATGGGAACACATACAGGGTGATCGAATGAAGTATGAAATCAACGGACGCATAATTGAGACTGAAGGGCCACTGACAGAAGAACAGATTGATGCGATTGCTTCTGATATGCGTACTCTGTACGGTGGTGTTGATCCTGATGTTCCTACAACTGAAAACCTAACCACTCCTCCTGCGCCATTCCCAGAGGCGGGTAAGCCTACATTAGGTCAGCAGGCTGTACAAGAGCTTCCTACGATTACTGGAGGTGGCTTAGGTATGGTTGGGATGGCAACTGGTGGCCCTCCATTAGCAATGGGCATGGCGGGTGCAGGTGGTGTTGCCGGGGGAATGCTCAGAGATATCCTACAGGGTAAGCCTTTTGATGCGACTAACTTAATCTCAGAAGGGCTTATGCAAGCCGCTTTTGAAGGCGGTGGATCACTCGCTGTTGACGTTGGTGGTAAGATTGTCCGTTATACTCCAGATGTCTTACGTGCTTTTAACATCACTCAGGGTGCTGATCCAATGCAGGCGGCATCTCAGTTAATGCGTAGTGGTGCTCCTACAGCAGGAACAATTGAATCTAAGAGATCTACTCAGGAAATCCTTCAGGCAGGTGTCCCTAGTGCTGTTCCCGGAGAACAAGTCACAGCGACCTTAAGTCGTGGTCAGACAGGACAAGCAGGGCCAATGGCTCGTTTGTTTGAGTCGTTAGGTGCGATTGGTCTCTTAGGACAAGGTGTCTTCCAACGTAATGCTGAACAGATTGACACAATCCTACAGACTAACCTAAATAACATACTAGAGGGTCTGTCAGGTCGTGTACGGTCTACATCAGAGATTGGTGAGTCATTCATTGATACAATCAATACTGCTAAACGTGCTCTGTCTGATAACTACGGTGCAGAACTAACCAACATTCAACAAGCATTTCGTTCAGGTTATGTCAATACAGCCTCTCTTAAGGCACGAGTTCAAGGACTGCTTAAGTCTGCCGCAAGAGCCTCTGACACAGGTAAACCGACGCTTCTTGAGGAAGCAACAGTGGCAGAGATGCGATCCATCCTAGACTTACCCGACAGTGTATCAGGAGATGCCCTCCTAGGCGTTCTTAAGCGTCTCTCAGGACGTTCTTCCGCATTGCTAGAGAAGGGTACTACAGGTTACAATAGCGTCGCCTCAGCAGAGATTACAGACTTCCTGACGAATACCTTTAGACCGTTTGTCGATAAACAATTAAAGGCAATTGATTCTGAGGCGTTTGGTCGTTATCAAACATTGAACTCTAACTACGCAAACTCTACTGCGGCCTTGACTCCATCTTTGTTAAAGGCGGCGGCTAAGAGAGGTCAGCAAGAAAACTTCAGTGGTGTTGGTGCTTTGCTTGTTGAGACAAACAATCCAGAATACGTTAAGAAAGCATTCAAAGCTCTACAGGAAGCTAAGAAAGTCAATAAAGACTTGAATGTTCTAGATTCAATGGACGCACTCCGTCAGGGTTACTTATTGAAGCTTGTTGGTGGTGAGAGTCGTGACCTTAGTCAGCTTGTCAAAGCCGCTGAAAAACTTAAAGCTAATCCTAAACAGCAGGAAGTGTTTGATGAGGTTTTAGGAGCATCGGCCCCCGGTGTACAGAAGTTACTCAATGCGGCCTTTGATGCTTCTCAGGGTGATTCTGTTGGTGCGCTGTCGTTGATGCTACGTGGACAAGAAAGTCAGTCATTACGAACAATCGTACAAGCGGGTGGTGCGGGCTTTGTTGGTGCAGGTGGGTCATTTGCTGATTTAACCCTAGCGGCGGCAGTCTTAGGCACACCTAGGTTATTCGCTAAGATGGCTTTGAAGCCTAGTGCAGTCAACAAGCTCCTTCAGCTTGACAAAGCATCACGGAATATGAAGCCCAAGATGATTGCTTCTAACCTTGGTCGTATTGCCAATGAAGCAGGAATTGATCTTGAGAAAGAGATTGAGTCGTACTTACGTCAACTCACGGAAGGACAACAGGCGGCACAAGAAGTACAGCAAGCAGTGGGGCAGTAATGGCTAGATTGTTTAGTACTACAGATGTAGAACCACAAGACCTTCAAAGAGATATACCTCAGTACATGCCTACAGATCAGTCGTATGGCGATATGATGTCAGAGCAACTTGGTCTTGGGTTTTCTAGGGCGTTCAGCGCACCTGTTAAAGCTGTACAAAACATTCTACCAGAGATCCCCGGTCTGTCTACATTGATGAGTTACTCTACTCCGGGGTTGCTTATGAGAACGCCTCAAGGTCAAGAGGCCATGCAAGACCTTGAAGCATATGGTCAGACACCCCGTGGTGAAACTCTGTTTAACATGGCTGTTGCATCAGAACTTGCTCCTGTTATGCGTGGAGTTGGTTTAGCGACATCTCCTGCAATGCGTGGTTCAAGTCTAACTGGTGGTGATGTCTTTAAGCGTGGTCACTATAACCCAACTCAGGTTGAGGTAGGTCAATTCAAACGTGACTCTGTTACAGGTGAGCAGGACAGAACACAAGTACGAGACACTGGAGACAGCCTAGGTTTGTTATCAAGAGTTTCTCGTCCTGTTGAACAGTTTGCCTTGGATGTACTTAAGCCAACTGAGCAGACACTGAACAAGTATAAGACAGCTAAAGGCCACGCTAAGTTTTTCTTAAGTGGTGCAGGTGGCGTTCTTCAAATGATGTTTAGCCCTGAAGCTAGAGCTTTATACGCTGACTACGGCATCTCACGCTCAATGGATCGTGCTTATGGACGTTATCAGAAGGCGGTCAATGAGAAAGATCCTAATGCCGCTAGACAAGCACTGATTGAAGCACATCAGCAAGCACAGCAGACAGGGATCATCAGAAAACAGACAGGTGCTGAAGCAAAGAAGAAAGACTTCACTGAGAGCTACCTAGAAGCCGCTAGTGATCCTAATTCTCCTGCACCTCCAACATTTAGGGTCAGTGACTACGGAGATAACTGGTACGATGATCTGGCAAGCCCTGCGGCAACCTTTGGTGACTTTCCTGCAAGCAAGTCAAGATTCATTCAAGATCACATTGAGAGGGTCTGGGGCGGCCTAAGAGGATACGACAGAACACGTACTCAAGCATCCATTAAGACTCCTCGTTCAGACATCACAGGGAACCACTTCACCGATGTTCTCTCAGAGAACCCTTCAGTACGTACTCAGATTGGCAATGTGTTCTTAGGTGGCACTAAAGATGCCCCGGCTCTCAAGCAGTTTGATTCGGTTGACGAATTGAAGTCAGCACTAGAACCCTTAACTAGGAATAATAAGTATACCAAAGGCGACAAAGCAGGTGAAACTAAGAAAGATCAATTTGGTAAAGACGAGTTACCCTCTATTCGCATACAAGGTGTTGATGAGGATGGTGTCTGGGTGACAATACCGGGCTTGGTAGGTAAGTCTGGAAAGGTTGAAGGAGGTATTAACGCCCTTGTTCATGTGAATACCAAAGGTGAGCTTATTGGTGTCATGTCTGATATGCACAACTTCCTTGAGGAGATACCTATTCCTAAAGTAGGACGTGTACGTAATCGTCCAATGGAAGCCGCTGTCAAAGATGACTACCTGAACGTCACACCACCTATGCAAACTAATGTAGTCTCAATCTCTAAGGAAGGTAAGTTTGGGGATGCGGCTGAAGAGCTCAGAGAAGCCGCAGGAGAGACTCTTAAGGTTCCACCAAGGGCACAGAGCAACAAGGCTAACCCTGCGGCACAACAGCGTCTAGAAGATACAATGTCACAAGAAGTCTCACCAATGTCTTATGCTCGTGAAGCAGTACCTGTTGCTCAAACAGGTGTGTTAATCGGAAGTATGTTTGGTGATGAAGAAGACCCGCTAGCACCAACCATAGAATAAAAAAAAGCCCCTTGCGGGGCCATAAGTTGAGCGAACGACCTACTCAAATACGTCAAACACATCCCCGATCATAATCTTAACAAAAGGGATGTTGATGACAAAACCATCAAAGTAGTACACTTGGGCATCCCCAATCTCCTCCTCCTGTTTCCATCCTAACACTGGCTGACTCTGTACTGTCTCAATAGACAGTCCGAATACGTGGTGAAATCTCATTGCCATCATACTGCTACCGCCTTATACATATGCCGTGCATTTCCTGTGTACGCTGAGGCACTCCCTGTCTTCATGTATGCCTGTTCAATCGCTGACTTCTCACTCAAAGCCCTGTAGACACCAATGTATCTTTGGCCGCAATAGACTTCATACATTCTTACCATCCCCAGTCATCCCCTTCTAGTCCATGTGCGTTGTAGTCTGTCACTCTCTTCTCAAAGAAATTAGAAATCGAGGAACCACCAAGCAACTCCTCCATCCACGGGAGAGGGTTCTCCTTAACCTTCCAGTTCGTCTTGAGGCCAAGCTGTAGTAGTCGTCGGTCTGCGAGGTAGCGAATGTACTGCTTGACATCTGCCGCTGACAAACCTTCCAAGTCACCCATCTCATACGCAAGATCAATAACCTTGTCTTCAAGCTTGACTGCAGTACGGAACATCTCGTAGATATCTTTCTTGAAATCATCATTCACAATCCGTGGGTGTTCCTCACAGAACGCCCTAAACAACTTAGCCATACCCTCTGCGTGTTGTGACTCATCTCGTACTGACCATTCAACAACAGTACACATAGCAGGCATCTTACCGAATCTCTGGTAGTTCAACAGCATTGCAAAGGCACTGAACAACGACATACCTTCATTCATGACTGACCGGGCAATCGCCAAGCCAGTGCCTGAGATGCTATGTGTGTCAATATCGGACATGAACTCCACTTTTGCAGACATTTGCTGATACTCAAGGAACGTACTGAACTCTTCCTCAGGCAATCCTAGGGTATCGTTCAGGAGTGCATAGGCTCGTTGGTGGATGAACTCACGACTAGCAAAGGCTGTAAGCATTGCCCTGATTTCATTGTTCTTGAACTTGGGTATATAATACTCAAGGTAGTTTGTCCCGACCGCAACGTCACTTTGAGTGAACAACCGCAGAATCTGGGTAATGTGGTTCTTTTCGACCTCCGATAGAGCCCCTGACTTCCAATGGTTGACGTCTGTTTGTAACTCAAGTTCATCCTCGATCCAGTGAATACGCTCATGCTCTGTCGCATAGGTGACAGCCCACGGGTAGCTAAATGGTTTGTAGGTGGCGTTCGCTTCTAATAAACTCATGTGTTTTCTAATTCTCCTTGGTTCTGGTAGATGACGTTCATCAAGTTGTTATTATGATATTGTAACCGTTCTACTTCTGTTTGTAAAGTGCTGATTGTCTTGTGTGCATCATTCAGTAATTGTTTATTAAATGGATCAATGTCCTTGACAAGCTCTAGTCGCTTAAGTATCTGTGTAGAGTCCACCCATCCTCCTGTGTATATGTTATGTATGTACAATTCTCACACCAGTCACCACAGTTCATGTAGCCATCTACAATCTTAGGTGAATGCGTATGCCCGGTCAAGACGCTATCATATCCTTTGTTCTTAGCCCACTTAGTGATGACCTTCTGTGTCCCTAAGAGCTTGTACATCTTGTCCGTCAAGCTACCACCATCAGAGAGGTGAGCAAAAAAATTGATCACCTGCCGTGGTATCTTCATCGTCAGATCAAACTTGTCACCATGGCACACATAAACATTCTCAAAGACATAGCTGTCGACAATCTCTACGTTCCCTAGCTTCATGTCCTCCTTCAGGAACGGCCTAACGAACTCATCATGGTTACCGGGTAGGTAAATCACTTTGCATCGCTCAGAGAGCTTTAGGATGCGTCTGAGCACCTCTGTGTGACTTTTGGGCCAATAGTGTTTCCTACGCAATGCCCAACCATCAATGATATCACCGACTAGAAACAGGTAGTCACACTTGACTGTCGACAAGAAATCAAGTAGCTCCTTAGCTTTGCACTGCTTGGTTCCTAGGTGTACATCACTCAGAAATATTGCTTTCATCTACAGCTTCTTTAAATTCATAGCCTTCCTCATTCTGCATAGCCATTTCAAGTAGCCGCCTTAGACCTACCTCAACAAGTAGTCGGGTAGAGTCTTTGTCTGTATCTACAACTAGGGTTGCAGAGCCATCTTCATGTTCAACGTAGTCTTTGACTTCAATTGTTCCTGCTTTCATGTGTTCTTCTCCTTTGCATAGATATACTATGCATTTTTATGCGCTGATAAACGCCAGTTATAGCTTTTTTATGCGCTTATAATGTCATCCCTGACAACTCACACAGACATCATCGTCTTCAAAGTCCTTCAGCGCATTCCTATCTACTTTCGTTCCAACCTTCTCCGCTGTAACGCCTGCAGTCGTTCGGAGATAATATAGTCCTTTAAGCCCTTCCTTCCATGCCTTGAGATGGACTTGATTAACCAGAGCTTTGTCCGTACCGGACGGGAAGAAGACGTTAACGCTCTGTCCCTGACATATAAACTCTTGCCTCTTGGCGGAGTGCTCGACAACCCATCCCTGATCCAGTTCAAACGCAGTCTTAAAGCTGTCTTTCTCACTTTGGGATAAGAACTCCAAGTGCTGAACAGAGCCCTCGTTTTCAAGGATGCTTTGCCATACCTTCTTTGTGTTTTGTCCATGTTTCTCTAAGACCTCCTCCAAGTACGGATTACGTACCGTATGACTGCC